GCCGAAACAGTTGGAGCGTAAGCAAACGACGAGGTAGGAAGCCACGCAGAGAGCATGACGAGGCCATAGAAGGCCAGAGATTGAAACAGCTTTACCATTGCTGTAACACGATTGCAAAGCAACCGAGAACCCCAACGAAAACAACCCAGAACTCAGGCAGTGCCATAAGTTGACTCCGAGGATTCACCGCGAAAAACGCGGGTAAGGAACAGAAGCGCGTAAACGCCGACCCAGGACGCAACAACCAACCACGCCATGGTTCCAGCATCCGCAGCCGTTAACGCTTGGCAAGGGATAGGAACGAGAGTGGCCGTCTTGGTGACGGTAGCCGTTGATGCCACGTTTTTCAAAACGTAGGTGATGCCGGTGGCAGTCTGGGAGGATGAGTCCACCACATAGGAGGCCGTGCCAATCTGGGTAATACGCCCAATTTGACCGGCAGCGATGGCCTGATTCGCCGACAATTCAGAGGGATAGCAGGTGTCCCCTACTTGCGTATAAGCCATGTTTTCTCCTAATGCCCACCCGCCGGGGCGGGGGGCGGGGGCGAGTCTTACAGACCCTTGCGGATGAACTTGAACGCGTAGACAGCAACGATTGCAGCCAACACGATGCCGGCCACGGTCAAGCTATCAGCCGACAAGTCGGACAGAGCAGTGGTCACATTTGCAGGGACAGCAGCGAAAGCAGAACCGGCCAAAGTAGCCACGGAAACCAGAGCGATTTTTTTCATGAGAGAACTTTCAATAACCAGTAGACCGACTGGCAGCGGATTGCCCAAAATTGGGCGAATTCAAAAACTTACTGACGAATAAGCGCCATCGTGGAAGCGTTGAGGAAATTCACGTAAGGGACGCAGGACGAGGCCTCCTGGCACTCGTAACACGGAGAACGCTGGCGCAAGGATTTCCCCGGTAACACGCACCACAAGGTTGCTACATTTCCGGGTGATTTCACCCACCCCGAAGGAGGCCTTACACCACTCGGGGAGGTTGTACCAAGCTCGGACAGATTTGCCTGTTTCATTTAGACCGCCTATGCCGTAGAGCCGAAGCCCCTTCGGGAATTTTGTGAGTTCTCCAAGTTTGGAGAGGTATTTCATGAGGTAGCCAACGCCAGATTTAGCAATCTCGGTATTGGTCATGCCATGCGACCAAAAGGGCGCACGTTCGCCGCCTTGCTTGCGAGTGGGTCTGTCCCAATGGGGCATTCGGACGCCCACGGGAAGCCAACACAGCAGGTGGTAATGCACAGCACCACGGGATTGCAGTTCAGCAACCCACGTATAACGACACTTGACACCTTTGGAGGTGCACCATGCCCGGTAAGTCGCCAAGGCTTGGGAGATGTGATCTTTACGCCAGTCGGACACGCCGACATAGGTGAGGGTCACGAACCAAGGTTGGGCGGCTCTATGGCCTGTTTCTGCAAGCCCATGAAGGTGCCCGGAGGCCCAGACAGAACGCTTTAGACGTTTGATGCGACGAATCGCACAATCGGGGGCCGAGAGGTTAACAATCAAGCCTTGCAGACTTGTTTTAGATGGGACAAGCCCCGCGGCTGCGCCGCTTTCGGCGCGCTGCGCTTGCCGCTCGAAAGTCGCCGCCGCCGCGCTCATGCTTGAGAAGCTCTCAAAGAAGAGTGAATCAAAGCGATAGCTACTTCAATAGGTTCAGTAACTGATTTGGTGTGCCCAAATTTTCTAGCAACGCCCAAAGCCATATGAAGAGTTCGTAAACTCTTCAAAAGGTGCTTTGTAGTCATCACAGCGCACCGCCCATGATCGCGATGCCTTTAGAGTCCAAAAACTCATAGCCAGCGACTAGACCTTCGAAATCCACAGAGCAGGTAATGCGAATGGTTGGGATTTGGTCGTCCAGAGATTCCGAGGCAACGGAAAGAACGGCGGCGCGTAGAGCCTCAAGACGCGCAACGCGGCGAACTTGGTCGATCTGTTCAGAGGTAAGCATGGCTCACCTCTTACGCAGATTTGAGGGCAGCAACGAGGCGGGGACGGCATTCGAATTTGCCATCACGCGAGATATACACCGAGGAAGGCGCGAGGGTGTACGTGCCGCGAGGGTACGGGATCTGGCCTTCTTCAAGGGCGATTTCAAATTTATCAGGGAACTCGCCTACCACGCCATCCTTGTCAACAATGAACGCGTGCGCCGTTTGGATACGCATGTGATAGGCCTTGCCGGAAATTTTTCCGATGCCTTTGAGTTCTTTGATTTCGGGGGAGGTGATTGCGATTTTGATCATTTGGTCATTTCCTGATAAATTGCCACTCAAGGCGGTAACTTAATTACCCGTTTGCGGGACGTAGCCGAAAGAGCTACGCAGACGGATAGTAGTCTAAAAAGCTACGTGAAATGGAAATATATTTTTATGCAAATCGATTTACAAATGATTGGAAATCTGCTAGACGCTGCCAAGGCCATGAGCGGCAGCGACTACAAAACCGCGCAGATCATCAAGACGAACCGGCAGACGTTGAGCCATTGGAGACATGGAACGGCAAAGATGCCGGTCGGTGATGTGGTGCTGGTGGCACACCTTGCGGGGCTAGACCCCGTGGAATGGGGGAGCCGTGCGATTCAATCGGCCTATGAAGGAACCGAGAAAGGGGCCGCGTTGAGCGAAGCCCTAAAAAAAGTACTGGTTCAGACTGGAGAGGCTCCCGCTTCTACGCAATCAGGTGAGGGAGTGAAAGGCTACTTTATACGATGTATAAATTGCATAGATACCGCGTTACAAAATGCGCTATTGATTTGGGAGCAAACAGCCGTACCGCTTCGCTACATGGCTGCGCCATAGGGGAGCCGTGGAGTATTCCCCCTAACTTCCGCTATTCGCTCGTTAGGGGTCATGAAGTCAGTTGTTTATCAGAGTGATGATGCTTGGGGGCCACGCTTTGAAGCGGCCATTGATGCCAGCACCTGACCGTCATTGATTGCACGGACATTGCCCGGAGGCTCAGAGGCAGAGGCCACCGCAGGGGCAGAGGATTGGCCGGGATTACCGTCCAATGGTTTGCCTTTAGCCTGTACGTCTTGCGCTTGGGGTTGCATCCAGTCAAGGAAGAAGCCACCTTTAACGATCTGGAGACAGATCGCGGAAGGAACGTCCAGGGTCGTACCCTGTTGGGTGTAACAGTTGCACCGTGAACCCATAGAGAGACACGCCGCAGGATATGGGGCCGTAGTGGGTTTGGTAATTTCAGCGTAACGGGGAGCCGTATACGCGAGGCCGGGAATTTGAGGCTCAAAAGAGGCCACAAGATCAACCGGAGAGGGTTCGGAATTTTGGGACGATACCGGCGATTTGAGATCGCTCAGCGTTGCAGCTGGAGCCGAAGCAGTGGGAGCCAATTTTCCAGAAATAGAGGTATAAGCGCGGTAAGTAACCGCAGCCGTGATGACCAGAGCCAGCACCATAACCGCCAGCATCCACGGGATGGAGCGAATCGGTTTGATGTGAACAGAGGCCGATTTGTAGAGAGCAAAAGCCGCTTTAGGAAGCCGATAGCGCTTCTTGATGGGAGCGTTTTTCCACGCAGTAGCGCAGTTGTCCGCGCACTCCGGCCACTCATACCAGTACCGGCCAAGAATGCCAACGTCACGGAGGTGGACGTGCCGACCAGTGAGGGCGCGAATGTTGGAATCAACTAGGCGGGGACCCTGGGTGATGATGTAAAAATCAATACCGCGATGCCGGTGAGTTTCAAGTGCTTGAATATCGTCGGGGACTTTCTGACCGGGGCCACGGGGCCGCCAGATGCGTTGCACTTCGTCAATGACGATGATAGAACCGTCGGGGACGGTTTGATGCCACTTGGTAGGGTCATCAAGCACCTCGTGGGCAATACCGAGGTCAGGAATGCCGTTAGCATAGATCGTGCGACCAGCCGCCAAACCAGACAGCAGAGAGACGCAAGCCGCAGACTTGCCCGAGCCGGGGGCGCCAGTAAACAGGGTAATCATGTGTTAGTGGTCTGAAGCGCGAAATGCTTTAGCGTGAGCCACGCAAGACCGGAGGCAATGCCGCCGGCCATGATAGACATGGCATCAAAAAAGCCAGCGATTGCAAGCAATTGCAGGATGTCACCAGAGAAGCCGAGGAAGGCCGTCCTGATGTGGCCCATGGCCACGGAGAGCGCAGAATCTGCACCGGCGTACGTCACCGTGCCAAGGCCTAGAGAGGCCATGACGCGGGTGACAAGAGGCCAAGAAATCTTGGCGAGCCAAGCAGCAATATCTTCCATTTGAACAATCTCCGAACGGGTCAAAAAATACAGCTTTTGTGCTGTTGTTACGTTGTTACGTTCTTACGTTCTTACGTTCTTACGTTGTTACGTTGTTACGTTCTTACGTTGTTGCGTTTCTCTCACACTCAGACTCACACTCACACTCAGACTCAGACTCAGACTCACACTCACACAGCCCAAAATCTGCATTTTTAGCCCCTTGCGCTATTTACGTGCGAAGCCGAAAAAGGTCAGGGAGGCAGAGAGCCAAGCGAAGCCTATAAGCAGGGGGTTTATCGCCGCTGCAAAGTCACACAAAAGCGTCATTGGCATGGTGAGCGTTACGCCCATAATCACGACCGTTTTAGGAGCTGGACAGGTACCAGTCACGGGGCCGAAGTCGGCCGCTTTTGTAATGCCGACATTGACCGTTTTAGAGCCTACGACTTCGGGCGAAATATCACCGAAGGTGAATTCCTTACACGCCATGGAGCGCGGATTGTCTTTACAGAAATCCTCTTTGGGAATGTCCTCCGTCTTGGTGGTGACTGTAGGAGTGCCGCCCCCGGCCGGGGTGGTGGTGGTGGTGGTGGTGGTGGAGCACTTGGAGCCAGTACAAGAACTGGACGAATCAGAGGTGGTGGAGCCAGCAGAGCCGGGCGCTTGACCAGACGCAACGGGGGCCGTTGTGGTGGTTGTTTTAGCGACTTCAACAGGAGTTGAGCCAGTAAGGGGAGCGCATACCGTGACCCCGTTAACAGTACCGAGGGACCCCTTACAGGTAGTTTGTGTGCCCGGTTGGGCAGGAGCCGGAGGAGGTGTACAGACTGTACCGGTGTACTTAACTTCGTAAGTCCAAGTTTTCACGCCATTTTTAATGATGGCAAAACCGCCGTCAATCTTGGAGCCGCAAGAAGCGCCGCCACCGTCCGAGGGGCAGAAAGCAGACCCAAAGCCGGGGAAGCTGGAAAAACCGGTAATAAGATCAGAACCGTCTTTAGCCGCTGCACATTTGGCAATGTTGGGGTCAACTGGCGCAGAACAGGCAGAGCCGGTATCCGTTAGGGGAGCAGTACAAGTGCAGGAGCCGCCGGAGAGAGTACCGCCAGCAGGACAGGTAGACGCAGGCGCAGAATAAAACATTGCCGTGTTGTACGAAAAATTAGAACCGCTCCATGTCAGATACCAAGCACAATTTGCAGTGTTAACAGACGTTATAGTGAACGTTGAACCAGGGTTCGCATCTTTATTAGCAGTAGCCCATGCAGTGCACGAAGCAAGGGGAGTTGGGCCAGGATAAGCGCCGATAGCACCGGCACCGTATAACGCAGCCGAAACAGTTGGAGCGTAAGCAAACGACGAGGTAGGAAGCCACGCAGAGAGCATGACGAGGCCATAGAAGGCCAGAGATTGAAACAGCTTTACCATTGCTGTAACACGATTGCAAAGCAACCGA